CTGCATAGCACTGAAAAGGCGCAAAGCGTTAGGGCCGGTGACGGCTATTTTCTGTGCGATTTTGACGTTGCGTCATACTATCCTAATATCATTTTGCAGCAGGCAATTGCGCCCGTAAATATGGGCAAAGATTTCTTGACAGTGTACCAAAGCATTGTGGACCAGCGGCTTGTTGCAAAGCGGTCAGGCGATAAGTCAACAGCCGACACGCTCAAAATTGTTGTCAACGGATCGTTTGGAAAACTGGGTTCAAAATATTCGATCTTGTACGCGCCAAACCTTTTGATCCAAACCACAATAACGGGCCAGCTTTGCCTGTTGATGCTGATTGAAGCGTATGAGGCGGCAGGCGCAACGGTTGTCAGCGCCAACACAGATGGCGTTGTTGTACTGGCCCCAAAGGCGCTTGAGGGCGCAATAGAGCAAGCCAATTGGGATTGGATGCTTCGCACGTCATACGAGCTTGAGCGCACTGACTATGCCGCGCTGCATAGCCGCGACGTGAACAACTATATTGCAATCAAGCTGGACGGATCGACCAAAGGCAAAGGTGTTTTTGGCGGCCAAGCGATTAGCAAGAACCCAGACTTTCCGATTGTGTCCGAGGCAATTGCCGCGCACCTTTCAGGTAAAGCTGATTTTCGTGACGTGATCCGCCAATGCGACGACGTGACGAAATTCGTCACTGTGCGCAAGGTGACGGGCGGCGCTGAATGGCGCGGCGAACCATTGGGCAAAGCCGTGCGCTTTTACTATTCAACTGAAACTGAGCAGGGCGAGGCAATAACGTATTTTAAGAACGGGAATAAAGTGCCGAAGTCGGACGGCGCGAGGCCGTTGATGGACCTACCCGCCACGCTGCCCAGCGATATTGATTTAGAGCGTTATGTGGGCATGGCAATGATTGCAATGAAAGGTATGGGTGTTTCGATATGAATGGTAAAGAAGTCAGACCCATAACCCGACAAGATTGCAGGCCATTTATTATTGGTATTCATTACGCAAAGCGGTTTCCAAGTGTTTCTTTTGCGTTTGGATTATTTGACAACGATTATCTAATAGGGGTGGTGACATTTGGAACCCCTGCAAGTGCTACATTGCGGCGCGGCCTATGCGGTCAGGATTATGTGGGGAATGTGCTTGAACTAAATAGAGTGTGCTTAAAGTATAACCGGAAAAATGAAGCGTCTTTCTTGGTATCGCGGGCATTAAAAATGCTGGGAGGTGACAGAATAATCGTTTCATTTTCCGACACAAACCAAGGCCATTTGGGTATCATTTATCAAGCGTGCAACTTTATATATTGTGGGTTGTCAGCGAAAAGAACTGATTGGAAACTAAAGGGTAAAGAGCATTTGCACGGCCAGACGGTAGCCGACGAGTTTAGAGGCGTCAAAAACCGTGCGCAAGCGATGCGAGACAAATATGGCGACGATTTCTACCTTGAGCCGAGATCAAGAAAACACCGATATGTCACAATCAGGGGTTCGCGTGGGTTTGTTACCAAGGCAAAGGCGTCTCTGAAATACAAAGTGCATCCATACCCAAAGGAAATTGCGAATGCTTGAAAAAGACATTGAAAACGCGCTTGTGCGCCGCGTCAAATCACTTGGGGGGACTTGCGAGAAATTCACATCACAGGGCCGCCGCTCTGTCCCTGATCGACTGGTAACAATGCCCAGCGGAACAATCATTTTTGTTGAGCTAAAAGCGCCGGGCAAAAAGCCAACAGAATTGCAAGCCCGTGACCATGAAAGACGCCGCGCAATGGGCTGCGATGTGCGCGTTATCGACAACAAAGGTGAAGCCAATGCTTTCGAGGAATAACTTGCACGCGTATCAGGCGAACGCTGTTGACTACGCAATTGAAAACAAAAGCTGCATGTTGGCTTTGGATATGGGATTAGGCAAATCAGTTTCAACCCTGACAGCCATTGCGGACCTCATAGGGGCGGGGCTTGTGGGCAAGGTTCTTGTGATTGCGCCCCTGCGGGTCTGCAATTCCGTTTGGGCGCAAGAGGCGCGCAAATGGCGGCACACTGAGCATCTGCGCGTGTCTGTTGCGACTGGCCCAGCGAAAGCCCGCACGGCGGCCCTATTCAAGTCGGCAGATGTCTACGTGATAAACAAAGAGAACGTGCCGTGGCTTGTCGAACACTGCGGTAAGAAATGGCCGTTTGACATGGTTGTGATCGACGAAAGTAGCACTTTCAAAAACGCACAAAGTAATCGCTTCAAGGCACTAAAAAAGATGCTGCCCAAAATTGAGCGCATGGTGTTGCTGACAGGTACGCCAAGCCCGAACGGATTACACGACCTGTGGGCGCAGATGTATCTTGTGGACTTTGGCGAACGATTGGGGCGAACACTGACGGGCTTTCGCCAGCGGTTTTTTGATACTGACTACTTCGGCCACAAATACGAACTACGCAAGGGCATGGACGAAAAGATACACGGGATTATCTCAGACAAGGTTTTGCATATGAGCGCCGACGATTATTTGGACCTGCCCAAACGAATTGATATTGTTGCGCAGGTAGATTTAGGCACAAGTCCGTTTACTGCGTACAAAAATTTTGAAAAGAACTCTTTCGCTGAATTTGAGGACGGACAGGAAGTCGAGGCCATCAACGCCGCCGTTCTTGCTGGGAAGTTGATGCAATACGCAAACGGGGCGATGTATACCGACGCAAACGGATCGTGGGTTGAAACCCACGCCGCAAAGCTCGACGCGCTTGCAGATATTGTTGACGACAACACGGGCGAAACAATGCTGATCGCCTACAACTTCAAGAGTGACTTGGCCCGATTGCGAAAGAGGTTCCCGCAGGCTGTTGTGCTGGATAAGGAACAAAGCACAATTGATCGCTGGAACCGTGGCGAAATCCATATGCTGTTGGCGCACCCAGCCAGCGCAGGCCACGGATTAAACCTGCAAAGCGGTGGTGCGCTCTGCGTTTGGTTTGGCATGACATGGAATTTAGAATACTATTTGCAATTCAACGCCCGCTTACATCGGCAGGGGCAGAATCGCCCTGTTCGGATTATTCACCTAATAGGCAAAGGCACAATCGACGAACGTGTTTTGAATGTTTTGAAAAGCAAAGACGCGACGCAGGGTGCATTGCTGAAAGCCCTAAAGCCCTGACAAAAAATGACCCGCTAGAAATGCAAACTAGCGGGCCGAGTTAAGGAGGAAACAAATGAACAAGTTCATTGTCGCACGTCATCCACCCGCTGCACAAGTTTTTTTGCATTAAGTTCAAATTGCAGCTTGCTATATGTTTAATAATAAACTAATTTAATTATAGAAACAAAAACAAAGGAACGAAACAATGCTGAAATTTTACACCACTTACGCAATCTATGAAGACGGATTGGCCCACGCCTGCGATCCAACAGACAATTTCGACAAGGCCGTTGACGCCTACGCCGAAACGAAAGACGCGGGGTATACGTCATTCGTCTTTTTCATTGCTATGGATCATGGTGAGGATTCCAACACCCATGACGTAACTTTAGACGCGCAAAACCGTCTTATCGACCGCCTCAACGAACGCGGTCAAGAACACCCACGGTGGTTGGCGTGATCCGCTGGGTGGCGATTGTCACTGTCATTTCGACCTTGGGGCTTTGCGCAATACTTGCTCCACACGGCCCCCGCGTCATAACCCCAATCCCCTGCACAACAATCGGATGCTGAAATGATAACTTCTGACCGCGAACGCGACGAAATTGACCTAATGGCCCTGCACTTGGTCGATAGTGAAGGTTTAAGCGCCCTTAAAGCTGGCAGGAAAATAGGATTAACGAAAGGGACAGTCATCGGCATGAGGTGGCGCGTGAATAAAACGCAAGTTAGCGACGTTTGCGAAAAACCTGAAAATCAAGACGGCGGAATGCCGGAACTATGGTGGAAAAAATGATTACTTTGAATGAAAACGACTATGCCAAGGCCGTGCTTAAATTTGAAAAGAAAAACGGCCACAGGAAAGGAACC